GACGCCCGGCTATGCCGCCGTCATCACCGCAGACACCATCATCATCTCCAAGGACGAAAAGCTCTTCATCCGCGAGCTGTCCCAGAGCAGGCATCTGTTCGACACGCTCAAGAGCGCGATCATCCACGAAGAGTCGTATGAAGACGTTCAGTCGATCCTCAGTGCATACGGGCCGTAATGTCTGAACTGAGCTGCCCGGAAGGTCTGAGCTATCTCGACTTCCAAGAAACCTCCATCCTGTTCGCCCTTCAACGCCGCCGCGCGCTCATCGCCGATGAGCCCGGCCTCGGCAAGGGTCATCCGCTGACCACCCGCATCCTGACGCCGGAAGGCTACACACCGATCGGGAAGCTTTCGGTCGGCGACAAGGTAATCGGCGCGAGCGGGAAGCCGGTGGACGTGCTCGGTGTCTTCGATCGCGGCATCCTGCCGGTCTACCGGGTGACGACCAGCGATGGCGCGTCAACCACCGTGGACGGCGAACACCTGTGGACCGTCTATGACCACATCGAGGACGACTGGATCACGATCGACACCATCCAGTTGAATGCTCGCATCATGCGAGGCGAAAAGATCAGCCTGCCACTGGTTAGTGACGCGGTGGAGTTCACCGGCAAGGCTTACGACATCCAGCCGTTCACGGCCGGTGTGCAGCTCGCAAATGGCAAGGTCTATGAAGACGCAGTGCCTGTCGATCCGACGCCATACGAAACCGGCTCCCCATCACAACGCATGGCCTTTCTCTCCGGCGTCATCCGCTCGATCGGCCGCATCCGGGGCGACGACCAGTGCTGCCGCCTGTATTTCCGGCGTACGCTTTCGACGGACGATGCCAACCAGCGGGTGATCCACTCGATTTCGCAGATCGTCCGCAGTCTGGGTGGCCTCACCGCCATCAGCCGGAAGACGCACCACTGGCGTGTCGACATCTATCTGCCGGACGATCTCTGGCTTCCCCTCGTCGGCTACAACACGCCGCGCAAGCGGATCAACAGGCGGTGGCGCTACTTCCGGCCCGGCGTCCCCAACCGGTTCATCCAGTCGGTCCGGCCGGTCGGGCAGGATCACGTGCGCTGCATCAGCGTCAACGCGCCCGACAATCTCTACCTGACTGACGAGTTCATCGTCACCCACAACACCGTGTCGGCGCTCGGCGCGTCAAACAACATCGACGGCATCAACTCGATGCTGGTCATCTGTCTGGCGTCGCACAAGATTCATTGGGCGAGGGCGGTCGAAAAGTGGGACCTGCACGGTCTCAGCATCGGCATCGCCGAGGGTGGGTATTTCCCCGACACCGAATGCGTCGTCATCAACTACGACATCCTGCACCGTCACTACGACACGCTGCGCGCAGGCAAGTGGAGCGTGATGATCTGCGACGAGGCGCACGTGCTCCAGAACGAACTGGCCCGGCGGACGCTGAACGTCTTCGGCGGCAAGGCGAAGGTCTACCCGGACGCCGAACCTGATGACGTGGACGACGACGGCGAGATCGTCAAATCGGCCTACAAGAAGAAGAAGGGCGCGAAGAAAATATGGAAGAAGTGGGAGGCGATCGAAGCCGAGCGCGAATTCTTCCTGACCGGAACGCCTATTCCGAATCGTGTCAAGAATATGTGGACACTGATCAAGCGCTGTGATCCGCGCGGCCTCGGTCGAAGCTACGAGGCCTTCGCCTATCGCTACTGCGCCGCCTATGAAACCTTCCACGGCATGGACGACAACGGCTCCTCGAACCTGCCGGAGCTGAACCGCATTCTCAAGGACCGATTCATGGTCCGCCACTTGAAGAACGAGGTGTTGAAGGACCTCCCGCCGAAGGTACGCCAGATCGTGCCGCTGGCCTCGGAAGGCCTCCAGAAGAAGTTGCAGGCCGAGAAGGACGCCGTCGCCGAGCTGCTGATGGCCTACGAGGCGCAGATGGGCATCCACGTCGATCTCGACACCGAGAGCTTGGCCGATCTCGTCATGCGCGCCCGGCCGCAGATGTTCGATGACTACGCCAAGACCGTTGATGACGACATCGGCAAGGACACGCCGCTCAATAAGCTGGCGATCGCCCGCGCCGAGCTGGCCTTGGCAAAGGTGCCGATGGCGATCGAGTACATCTCCAACCTGATGAACCAAGGCCTGAAGGTCGTTGTTTTCGCCTACCACCGGGCCGTGATCGAGGCGCTGCGCGACCGCTGGGCGGATTCCTGCGCGCTGATCTATGGCGGCACGCCGACGCACAAGCGACAGGCCGAGGCCGACCGCTTCCAAGAGGACGAGACCTGCAATCCGTTCATCGGCCAGTACACGGCGGCGGGCACCGGCTACACGCTGATCGAGGCCTGTCACGTCGTCTGTATCGAAATGACATGGCTCCCCTACGAGCTGTCGCAGGCCGAGGACAGATGCCACAGGATCGGTCAGGAGGACACCGTCTTCGTCCACCATCTGGTGGTCGAGGGCTCGATGGACGAGGGGATGCTCGGAAAGATCGTAGCGAAACAGGACGTTATCGACGCCGCACTGAACTGACGAGCGTTTCTAACTCGTGTCCAGAAATTCTTGACAGAAAGGTTAACGCCCGATAGTTCTGTCAATCAATTCTTAACAAGGATATCCCGATGAGTTGGATCATGACATCGACCGGACGCAGGATTGACTATCTCAATCCCGATCCGGAGCAGATCAGCATTTTCGACATCTGCACGGCGCTGTCGCGCAACCATCGCTTCGGCGGTCACTGCCCGATCAAGGTCGCACAGCACCTGCTCGAAGTCCTCAACCTGATGCTGCGCCGGGCGACCGAGGAAAATCCTGAGATCAGCGAAAAGGACCTCGCCGAGATCGCCTTGGTGGCGCTGCTCCACGACTTCCCGGAATACGCCGTCACCGACTGCCCGACGCCGCTCAAGCGCCTACTCGGATCGGCATACGCCGAGATCGAGGATCGTCTGCTTGTCTGCATGCAGGTCAAGTGGGACCTCGTTGAGGTCTACCAACGCTGGACCCAACTGCTGAAATGGGCCGATCAGGAGGCAGTCGAGCAGGAAGCCATCCGTTACAAGCTGGACGGCTACGTCATGGATCAGGACCTCGTCAGACACAAGGTGCCGAACGTCTGGGTGCCGGAAGACAAGCCGATCAACCTGAACACAGCTATCTGGCCGGAAGAACTGGTCAGCAACACGCTCGGCCAACTGTTTGTACGCTACATGATCCTGTCCGGCCGCTACGAACTGCTCGAACCCCATTTCCACGACAAGATCGAAGCCTTGGTGGAAAGCACCGGGGTGTCCGTTGAACAGATCGCCCGCGAACCGCTGCCGCTGCCGTCCGTATTCATTGATCATCCGGGGTTCTTCTGATGGCCCGGCCCGATTCCGCCATGGTCGGTGCCGCCAAATACGAGCGGGTGGAGAACGATTTCTACCCGACCGAGGAGGCCTGCACCGAAACGCTTTACGAGTTCCTGATCGAGAACCGCTTCATCGAAGCCGCCGCACCGGTCTACGAACCGGCCTGCGGTGACGGGGCGATCTCCAAGGTGTTCGAGAAGCATGGTCACGTCGTGCATTCGTCGGACCTCTTCCCGCAATATGATGGCGCGACCGTCAAGAATTTCTTGACCGACGACTTCATGATCGACCGGGAGACGTTCATCACGCCGCTGGTCGTGACCAACCCGCCCTACGCGATGCCGTGGATCAATCAGTTCATGGAGCGGATGAACGACATAGCCCACAACGATGGCGCGCTCTGCGCCATGCTGATGCGCAACGAGGTCGACTGCGCCTCGACCCGCCGGAAGTATTTCGAAAAGAGCCCCTTCTATCTCGGCAAGCTGGTGCTGACGTGGCGTCCCCGCTGGATTCCGGGCTCCACCGGCAGTCCTCGCCACAACTACGCATGGTACATCTGGGGCTCGCACGTCCCTGAACACCGTTCCTTTATTTCGTACGGGTTCAAGGCGAAATGAAAACAGTCATTTTTGATATCGAGACGGATGGACTTCTGCCGGAAGTCTCAAAAATCTGGTGCATCTGCCTCCGGATTATCGAAGACGGTTTCGAGTCGCCTACCTATTCCTATGTCAGCAACCCTGAGACGGGCGAAGACGACCTTGATGACGCTGTCAGCATCATCGAAGATGCTGACGTTGTCGTTGGTCACAATATTCTCGGCTACGACCTGAAGGTCATCGACAAACTCTATGACGACTTCTCTCCGAAGGAAGGTCAGATCGTCCGCGACACGCAGGTGTTGTCGCAGATGTACTTCGCCAACGAAAAAGACAAGGACTACGACCGCCACCGCCGTGGCACGCTGGACGGTAAGCTGATCGGCCGCTTCGGTCTGGAAGCTTGGGGCCAGCGCCTTGGACATTTCAAGGGAGACTACTCCAAGGAAATGAAGGCCATGGGCAAGGACCCGTGGAAGGACTTCGATTTCGTTCGCGGTGTTCCGTACTGCGAGGATGACATCGAGGTATCCAGCCGCCTGTGGCGTAAGATTACCGCCACCGACTGGTCCCATCAGGCAATCATTCTTGAGCATCAGATCAGCGAACTGATGAGCTTGCAGGAGGAGTACGGCTTCTGGTTCAACGTCAAGGAAGCCGAACGCCTCGCCGCCGAACTCCAGATCGAATATGACGAGCTGACCGCTGCCGCCGTCTCGCATTTCGGCAGGTGGTGGGTTCCCTCGAAAAAATACAAGGACGCGCCACGCCCTGACTTTGGCGAGGATGACAGCCGCTCCGTCTGGGGCGAGGTGACGATCGAGAAGAAGCCATCCCGAGTCATCCGCGAGAAGGAAGGTGATCTGGCCGGTGTGCCTCGTCGGTTCTCCTCTGACGCGCCTTATTGCAAGGTTGAGATCAAGGAGTTCAACCCGAACTCCCGGCCGCAGATCATCGATCGCCTGAAATTCGTCTATGGCTGGGAGCCGGTCGACTTCACTGAGGCTGGTACGCCTGAGGTCAACGACGAAGTACTGCGCGGTCTGGCGAAGCATTGGGTGATCTGCGAGACGCTCGCCGAGCTGTTCTTCTATTCGAAGATTCTAGGCCAGATCGCTCATGGCACCAACGCGTGGCTTAAACTGGTCGATGACGACGGCTTCATCCATGGTCGCTGCAACGCTGGGGGCACGCGCTCCGGCCGCGCCTCGCACTCCAAGCCGAACATCGCGCAGGTGCCGAAGGTCGTCGTCGTTGACGTGATCGACAAGGCGACCGGCGAGTTCAATCCGAAGGTACTGGTCAACGGCAAGCCGATCCCGGACTGCTTCAAGGAAGATGGTACGCCGAAGAAGGCTGTCATCCTCAAGGGCCGGGCAGGGGACTACGGCTGGGAATGCCGAAACCTGTTTGGGGCTCCGACCTTCAACGGTAACCGCTGGTGGATGATGGGCTGCGACTTGAAGGGCGTCGAGTTGCGCTGCTTTGGTCACCATCTCGCAGAATACGATGGCGGTGCGTATGCCGATATCGTCATCAACGGCGACGTACACACCGTCAACCAGAATGCCGCTGGCCTGAACTCTCGCGATAACGCGAAGACGTTCATTTATGCAACTTTATATGGCGCTGGCGATTCGAAGATCGGCTCGATCGTCTGCATGCCGAACACCCCAGAGTCGATCATGAAGGCGCGTGGCAAGGACCTGAAGGCCAAGTTTCAGGATGGTCTTCCGGCCTATCGCCATCTGGTCAAGCGCATCTCAAAGGAAGCGCGGCGCGGCTACATGCTCGGTCTCGACGGCCGGAAGCTGTGGGTCAAGTCACCGCATTCTGCACTCAACCTCCAGCTCCAGTCTGATGGTGCCCTGCTCGCCAAGAAGTGGGTGATCCTCTTCGTCCAGTACATGGAGGACGCTGGTTACGTGATGGGCTGGGACGGTGACTTCGTGCCCTGCGGATGGATTCATGACGAAATTCAGGTCGCCTGCCGCACCAAGGAAATTGCCGACCATGCCGCCGAGCTGGCGAAGCAGGCGGCGGTCGATGCGGGCAAATCCTTCGAATACCGCGTGCCGATCGAAGCCGACTCCAAGGTCGGCCGCACATGGGCGGAAACTCATTGATGAGGAGCGAGAGATGATTTCCAGAATCGAGAATGTGGCACTGCGCCGGGCAGTAATGGTCGGAGTGTTCCTGCCGTTTTTGGTGTTCGGGATCGTCTTCTACGGACTCTGCGGTGCCACCGCCTTCGTCGTGGCGTTCGCAGCTTCCACGCGTCGCGTCTGGTCTGCGGCGCACTACTGATCAGGAGCTGAGATGGCACACTTCAAGATGGAGCGAGTGAAATGCTCCGCCTGTCAAAGTATTCCTCAGGACCAAACCAAGCATTGTCATGAATGCAAAGGTCGCCGGTTCATCGACTACATGCATGCGCTTTGCGAGGAAGACGAACAATTCGATCCGATGACTGGCGGGTGGGAGTGCGTTTCTTGCGGTTCTGCCGGTCCTTACTAATCACAGGAGAAAATAACTGATGCCAAAATTTATCATCGAATACGACGTACGCGGCACGATCTCTCACATCGTCACCGCCGACACGTCCGAAGATGCAGCCAAGATCGCCCATGACTATTCCGGCGGTGACGAGGACTTTTCCGAAGCGATGTACGAAATAGAGGACCTCACCGATGTCGATTACTCGATCCGGCAGATGACCCGTGTCAGGGACAAGGACGGCACGATCAGGCTCACGACCTACGTATTTTCGACCGACGAGGTCCTGCCTGACGAGGACGCGGAGGTCTTGGAATGAACGACGGCATCGTCTACGCAACCGTCCGCTATGGACTGATCAGCCTTGGCATCCTGCTGCTTGGGATTGGAGCCAGCGTCACACAGTCAGATGCATGGGTTGAGTGCAGAGACGCCAACCCGTCCATTCGTGGCTTCTATACCTGCATGGGTACGGTCGCCACTGAACCGGTGAACCGCTGATGTTCGATTTCATCAACGCGTTCTTCAATTGGATCGCCGCCTACTTCGTCTTCATCAATGCGCTGGACATCCACCGCAAGCAGGATGTCGCCGGGCACACTTATCCATCTGCGATCTTCTTCACGCTCTGGGCCTTCTTCTCGATCTTCTACTTCTGGGGATTGGAACAGTATTGGTCTGTCGTGCCGACGATCGCGATCTTCATCACCAACGCCTACCTGCTGGCGATGGTCGTCAAATACCGGAGAAAAGAATCATGAGCACTCATAAAGGCTGGATCGGAATCGATCTGGATCGCACGTTGGCGGAGTACCACACGGAACGCCCCTACAACCCGCTGAAGATCGGCGAGCCGCTGTGGCCGATGGTCAACCGCATTTCCGACTGGCTGTCGGTCGGGCAGGATGTCAAGATTTTCACGGCCCGCGCCAGCGGCTTCGATCTGGACACGGCCGAGGGCAAGGCTGGTCTGGCACTGGTCGTGGACGCGATCCAGACGTGGCTCGAAAAGGCCTGCCGCCTGCCGCGCCTCGAAGTCACCTGCATCAAGGACTATCGCTGCATCCAGATTTGGGACGACATCGCCGTGCCGATGGTCCCCAACACCGGATACCCGGCGATCCGTCCATAGTTAAGGGAAATGGTTAATTTTTTCTTGACACGGCTGTCAAGATAATCTAAACACATCAGCATAATCGAAAGGCTTCCCCCACATGCTCGCACTCGTCTTCGATACGGAAACAACCGGCAAGGCCGCATTCAAGGAGCCTTCGGTTTCTCCGGTGCAGCCCAACCTCGTGCAGCTCGGCATGCTGCTGGTCGATCTCTCGAACGGCAAGGAATATGCCGCTGTCGATCTGATCGTCTACCCGTCAAGCTGGGAGGTGCCGCAGGAAGCGGCACTGATCCACGGCGTGTCCACCGGGCTCGCCAAGAAGGCCGGTGTCAATCTCGACACCGCCGTCAATGCCTTCCTCGATCTGGTGGAAGTTGCCGATGTCGTGGTCGCCCACAACATCGTCTTCGACCGGCTGATCATGGAGCGCGCGGTGGCCATGGTGAACCTCGCAAATGACGAGGATGTCATCGATCCATTCAACGACAAGGCGCTGTTCTGCACGATGCGAGCCGCCACCCCGATCGTCAAGAAAAAGGGTCGTCGGCCGCTGCACGAGAACGATTTCAAGTGGCCGAAGCTGTCGGAGTGCATCCAGCACTTCTTCAACGAGGAACTGGAAAACGCCCACAGCGCCATCGTGGACTGCCGGGCATGCGCCCGCATCCTCGTCAAGCTGGTCGAAGACGGACACGTCACGTTGCCGACCGAGCCGGGCTTCAACCAGTAACAGCGGGCGGGTGAAAGCCCCGCCACCTGATAAGCGCTAAGAGACAAGTGAGAAGAGATATGACCGCGAATTCCGCGCTGCCCGGCAGCGACGACACCGAGGCGCTCCGCGCCGCCATCCTGAACCTCCCAGCATTGACCGCCCTCAAGGCCGAGCACGAGCAGCAAGCAGCTCTCGCGCTCGAAGAAATGGCCATGTCCACTTTGCAGGACGCCTTCCGCCTTGGTTACGCGCTGGGTCAGCAGAGCAAGGAATCCTGACAATGTCCGCACTCGCGCCAGCTCCCCTCGATTTCAAGAAGATGTTCAACGGCTGGGTCGAAGACACCCAGAAGGCGTGGGGTCACGACCGTAAGAAGACGCTCGGCGGCTCGGAAGCCTTCGGTTGTCTGCGCAAGGCTTGGTACAAGCGCAACGGCACACCCTACGATGCGGAATACGATGAATCGTGGGGCGCGCTGCGCCGAGGCGACATCATTGAAAACCATCTCGTCGTCCCGGCGATGGAGTGGGCTGCGGATCACTACGGCTTCGAACTGATGATGGCCGGAGCAACCCAGATCACCCTCTTCGACAAGACCACCATGGTCGATGTTCTGGACGAAGACGGTGAGGTCATCGGCGAGGAGCCGGGCGGTCTGTCGGTGACGCCGGACGGTCTCATTCGTGGCGTCGGGCGCAACGCGCTCGCCAAGTACGGCGTACCGGACCTCGGCACCGACTGCTTCATGCTCGAAGTCAAGTCGATCGACCCGCGTGTCGACCTGTCGGAAGAAAAGGCGATCCACCACGGTCAGGTCCAGATTCAGATGGGCCTGATGCGCGACAACACCGCCTTCAAGCCGAACTACGCCGTCATCCTCTACATCAACGCCTCGTTCCTTGATGACATCGAAGTCTTCGTCATCAAGTTCGACGCCAAGAAGTTCAAGGTGGCGCAGGACCGCGCCCGGCTGATCTTCAAGACCACCGATCCGTCGAAGCTCTACCGCGAAGGCGTCATCGACGGCACCTGCCAGTATTGTCCTTTCCAAGGCACCTGCCTCAAGGACGTGCAGAATGCGATGCCAGCCGCTCCGGCCACCAAGGATTTAGGCAACCCGGAACTTCTCTCCGCCCTCAATGCCGACCTGATCGCCCGCAAGCGCGTCGCAGGCAAGGCCTTCAAGAAGGCGGAGGCCGAGAAGAAGCTGATCGATGAAGAAATCAAATGCATGCTGCGTGATTTCAACACGACCAAGGCCAAGGATGCGCACGGCGGTTGGTCGGTCTCGTACTCAATGTCGCAGGGCCGCAAGACCCTGAGCAAGGAGGCGTTGACCGATGCCGGGCTCGATCCGGACGATTTCATGAAACAGGGCAACCCGTACGAAATCCTGCGGGTGACCTTCACCGACATGGACGAAGAGGACGTTTGACCTCTCTGTCAAGTAAATCTTGACGAGTCATCGGCTCGCAAGGAAACCCTCAACACCGAAGGAGTGAACATGGGTAATGAGGTAGCAACACGGAGCCGGACTGAACTGGCTCAGGAATCTGCGTACGATCCGTTCGCACAGGCCGCGAACGACATGGGTGGAGCCTCGGCGCTCTATGCCAAGTTCAACGGCAATAGCGGCGAATTCACCTACGGCGCACAGGCCGAGGAAGTCGATGCGGGTGAGCGTCTGGCGGCTGATGTCGCTGGTGCCCGTCGCGGCTGGATTTGCTGGGTCGAATCCGAAGTGCAGGAAGAGATCATGGTGCCGCTGGTCAACGGTCCACCTCCGGCCGAGCACACGCTGACGGACCACGGCCCGTACAAGAAGTACGACGACGGTACGCAGGACGGCTGGTCGGCGCAGTTCTCGATCAACTTCCGGCTGCTCGGCGAAACGCATGACGGTGCGGAGATCACCTACAAGACCTCCACCAAGTCGGCCATGCGTCCGCTCGGCGACCTGATCAAGCAGTACGGTCGCGAGTACAAGAACCATCCGGGCCAGATTCCGATCGTGGAGTTCAGCAAGGGCGACTACATGCCCAAGGAGAAGAAGCACGGGAAGAAGTATTTCCCGACCTTCAAGATCGTTGACTGGATCGATGAAGACGAGCTGCTCTCGCAATACGGCTCGGACAGCAAGGTCGAAGAAGGCGATGACAACGAAAACGTCATCGAGGCTCCGAAGAAGGCTGTGAAGGCCAAGGCCGAGACCAAGGCTGTCACGACCAAGGCTGCTGCGCCCAAGGCCGAGACCAAGGCTGTCGAAAAGGCTCCCGCCGAAACCCCTGCCGAACGCAAGAAGCGTGAGCTGATGGAGCAGCTTGCTGCCCTCGAAGCCGAAGACGAAGGCGGCGAGGAAGCTGCGGAAGAGGTCGATGCCGATGGCTCGGCCGAAGACGGCGAGGACGAAACCGTCGCCGAGGAAAAGCCCGCCCCGGCTGAGCGGCGCACCCGTCGCCGCTCCTTCTAAGTCCCGACTGGTGTCCGGCTTCGGCCGGACGCCATCCCTCCCTGACATCGCGAACACAGGAATCCGACCATGGAACTCTTCGCACGTATTCTCGCCGCGCTCGGCTTTGGCGCTAAGACCCTCGACAAGGCGATCGCCCTGATGACGAAGCTCGACTCCTATCTGGCACAGGTCGAGGCCATCGAAAAGGCCAAGTCCGATGCCGCTGCCGCTGCGATCGACAAGGCGACCGCCGACAAGATCGCTGCCGAGCAGAACGCCAACCGCGCCGCCCGCATCCGCGACCGCGCCAAGGAATTCGTCGCCTAAATGGGCGCTGTCCTTGTCATTCTCCTCTCTCTGCCGGGTGCTGAGCCCCGCCAAATCCGGTCTCCTGTGTCGTCCATGGGAGTCTGCAATCAGGCGATGCGCATCGTCCGGCGAGAGATCGAGGAGTCCGTCCGATTGGAGCGCCTCCCGGCGGCGAACTACTCCATCGCCTGCAATCCCGACATCACCATGAGATTCAAATGATTTCCGAGAAAATCTATTCCAAGGACTCGAACGGCACGCTCCGGTTCTGGCAGTTCGAGGTCGACGGTCACCTGTGGCGCGGCATCTCCGGACAGGTCGGTGGCGCTGTGATCGAATCCGGCTGGACCATCTGCGTCCCGAAATCCAAGCCCACCGCCGAAGAGCAGGCGATCTTCGAGGCCAAGGCGGAAGAGAAGAAGAAGCTCGATCGCAAGTACCGGCGGACGCCGGAGGACCTTGAAAAAGGCGACATCTTCATCCAGCCGATGCTTGCCCACGGCGTCGATGACTATGAAATGGCGTACCCATATCTGGCACAGCCGAAGCTTGACGGCTTCCGTTGCGTGACGACCGAGGACAGCGTGACGACACGACAGGGCAAGCCATTCGTGTCTGTCGACCATATCGTCAGGGCTCTTCAGCCGGTGTTCGATGCCTATCCGGACCTGATCCTCGACGGCGAACTTTACAATCACGAGTTCAAGGACAACTTCAATGCGCTGTCGTCACTGATCCGTAAGGATTTCAAGCTCGACAAGAAGCGCCTCAAGGCCGGGGTCTCCGAGGAGGAGCAGCGTGCCGAGCTTGCCGCCCAGCAGCGCCAGTCCATTCAATACCACGTCTACGACATCGTGGACGAGACGATGTCGTTCGAGGAACGCATCGACATGCTGGAGCGCATTTTCGGCGACGAGTTCCAAATCCCCTACCTCTACGTGGTTGAGACCGTCGAAGTCAGTTCGGCCGAAGGAGGCGAGCGACTGTACGAAGAGTGGCTGGAGCACGGCTACGAAGGCTTGATGAAGCGCAATCCGAAGGCGTTTTACCAGATCGGCAAACGGTCGAAAGACCTGCTGAAATGGAAGGACTTCGTGACGCAGGAATTCAAACTCCTGCGGATCGAGGAAGGCAACGGCAATTGGGCAGGCCTCGCAAAGCGCGTGGTGGTCGAGCTGGAAAACGGCGACGAGAATGAAGCCGGTATTCGCGGCAACATGGAACGGGC